ATCCGCAGCCGCACGTTTCACCTTTAGGAAAGGATTGACATGGAACAGACTTGGTACGTAAGGCTGGGATGGTGGCTTTGCGAAAAGACGGGGCACATCTGGACCGCAAGGGCTTGGATTTACGGTGAGTGAAAAGCTAATGAATAATAAAAATGTAGTAGAGCTGCCGGCGAGTAACAACTACACAGCAGAGCAAGCCCTGCAATCTGCAATGAAAAAAAACTTGACCGATGTCATGGTGATTGCATACGACGACGATGGAGATCTTTTCATCAGGTCTTCAAAGATGACTCGCGCCGAAGGTTTATTTATGCTGGAAAAGGCAAAAGAATGGACGATGTACGCAGGTCAAGAGGGTTACGACCAATGAGCGAACCCCTAATCCTTCGCCCCTCGGCCGCCTCGCGCTGGATCGCCTGCCCGGCCAGCGCGCTGCTGTCCAAGGACATCCCCCCCACGCCCAGCGGCGATGCAGCGATGGCGGGCACCGCCATCCACGCGCTGGCCGAGACGTGCTACCTCACGGAGGACGATCCCGCCAACAGCCTAGGCAAGACCATCGAAGGCGTCGTGATGGCGCAGTGGCATTGCGACATGGCGCAGGCACACATCGACAACATTAAGCAGATCGAGGAGTTCGTCGGCGACGGCAACGTGCGCGTCGAGGAGAAGGTCTCCTACGTCAACAACGACGACGTCGTGCTGCGCGGCACCGCGGACGTGATCGGCGTCGGGCAGGACACGCTTGTCATTGCCGACCTGAAGACCGGCAGCGGGTACGTCGATGAGGACAGCGAGCAACTGAAGATCTACGCGCTGTCGGCCATCAGGACGCTGAACCTGGCACACAAGGTCGCCCAGATCGAGCTGCAGATCGTGCAGCCGCGCACCGGCGCGACGCGCATCCACCGCATGACGCTGGCCGATCTCTACGATTGGGATGACGAAGTGCTGCGGCCCGCCATCACGAAGGCGCTGGACGCGGATAGGAAGCCCACGCCCACCGAGAAGGCGTGCCAGTACTGCCCGGCAAAGCTGATCTGCCCAGCGCAGCGCGAGGCTCTCGCCGTCATCGAGGCGCAGCCCAACGTCGTCGCGATGAATAAGGATCAGATCAAGGACGTGATGGTGCGCCTGTCTGACGAGCAGATCAGCGACCTCTTGGACCGCGCTCCGATCGTCGAGGCCTTCGTGGACGCACTTCGTAAGCACGCCCTCGAGCGCATGAAGGACGGGGGCACGCTGCCGGGGTGGCAGCTCGCGCCCAAGCGAGCCACGCGCAAGTGGGCCAGCGAGGCGGCGGCCAAGGACGCGCTGATTGAGGCCGGACTATCTGTGGACAAGCTGTACATAACTGAATTTATTTCGCCGGCGGCTGTGGAAAAGCTGTTAGCAAAGGAGCAAAAGGGGATTCTTGAGGACTTAACCGTTAAGGAAAGCTCAGGGGTCACCATTGCAAGGGACGCAAGCCTGCGTCAATAATGCCCGTCCCAATACGGGTCAACTCTGAAACTTCTGAAAGCGAAAAGCAAAAATGCTGAATCTGTCATCTGGTGGGGGCAACTCCAATTTCCTGCGCTTCTCTCCTCAAGCTAACGCCTGGACCAACAGCGACGGCGTCGAGGTCGAGATCAAAAAAGTGGTGTTCGATATCGACAACGTGAAGACCGGCTGGCTGCTCCTCGGTGCTGGTGTGCGTGACTGGCAACCCGACAGCGAGCTGGGCCGCAAGGGTGCGCAGCCTACGCCTGAGCACAAGCGCGGCTTTGAGGTCACGTTCTACAACAAGGAGATCGGTACCGCGTCGTGGTCCTCCAACGGCGTCGGTCCCAACATGGGACTGGAAAGCCTGTACACCGCCTGCGCCGCGCAGCGCGAGGCCAACGCGGGCAAGCTGCCCGTGGTCGAGTACAAGGGCAGCCGCATGGAGAAGATCGGCAAGGGCACCACACGTATCCCGCAGTTCGTGATCACGTCGTGGATCGACCGCCCTGCCGGCATGGGAGCGCCCGTAGAGGCCGAGGAGTATGAGGCACCTGCGCCTGCACCTGCTGCAGCGCCGGCGCCCGCTAGGGCCACGGCTCGGGCGGTGGCTGAAGACGAGATGTTTTAACGCTCGTCGGTAAACAGACCGGGGCCATCACGGTCCCGGTTTTTTTGTCTCAATAAAAACTGAAGGCTCAAATGCAAGCCGAAGAAATCGCAAAGCAATTAGGCAACGCGAAGAAGGTAAACGGTCAATGGTTGGCAAGCTGCCCAGTCCCGGGGCACGGCAGAGGCAACGGCGATAAGAACCCGTCCCTGTCGATTAGCGAAGGCCCGGACGGCAAAGCGCTATTCCACTGTCACGGTGGGTGTGATCAGGGCAGCGTGTTCTCCACCATGAGAGAACGCGGTTTCCTGCCGGAGCTGGAAGGCCGCAACGTCGAGCCTCTGGCGCTGATCAAGCCCATCACCAGGCAGCTTGAGCAGGAGTGGCACTACAGCGACGAGGAAGGTGTGACGCTTTTCATCAAGCAACGATTTCGCACCGCCGACGCCAAGGGCAAGGACTACAAGCTGATCAAGGTGGACGAGGCAGGGCGCAGACACGCCACGCTGGGCGACGCCCGCATCGTGCCGTACAAGCTGCCAGAGCTGCGCGATGCCGTGAGTAAGGGCCGCTACGTCTACCTCACGGAAGGCGAGAAAGCGGCCGACGCGATCATCAGCCTCGGCAGCGTCGCCACGTCCAGCCACGCAGGATCAGGCACCTGGCCCGACGCCATCACGGAATACTTTGCCGGCGCGAACGTCGTGATCCTGCCCGACAACGACACGCCAGGCTGGAAGTACGCCAAGAAAGCCGCGGCAAAGCTGCTGCCCGTTGCCAAGTCAATCCGCGTTGTGGACCTGGGCGGCGAGGAACAGGGCGACGATGCTTACGAATGGATCTACAGCCAAGGCAAGACGCGCCAGGACCTCGCCGATCTGGTGAAGGCGCAAGCGCCGGTCACCTCGGAGACAGAGGTCCAAGCGCCCGAGCGGCTGCGCGAGAAGCCGCCGGAGCCGCTCGCCAATGACGTCAACGAGAAACAATTGGTGAAACAATCGAACGCGACGGATGAGCAAGCCGCCGCGGCAGCGCCACCACGCAAGAACCTAACCCTCGAGGCATGGGATGAGATCAAGGACGAGCCGGTTGAGTGGCTCATTGAGCGGGTCATACCTCGCCGCGGCTTTGTCGCGCTGTACGGCCCGCCAGGATCATTCAAATCGTTCATTGCGCTGGATCTGGCCGCATCAATCGCGCGCGCAGCGCCGTGGATGGGCCAAGCGGCGACGCCGTCCGAGAACGGGGCCGTGGTCTACATCGCCGGCGAAGGCCACGGCGGCATCGGCGCGCGCATCAAAGCGTGCCGCATCCACCACGAAATTAGTGCAGGCATCCCGATCTATATCCTCAGACACCAGATTAACCTCAGATCCAGCACCGAGGACATCAATTCGCTCATGCTTGCGGTGGCCGAGTTGTCAGAAACACGCCAGCTAAAGATTGACCTTATCGTCATCGACACGCTAGCCCGGGCCTTCGGCGGGGGCAATGAGAACAGCTCCGAGGACATGGGTGCATTCATCACCAGTTGCGGGCACCTGCAGCAAGTCTTCGAGGCCGCGCTGCTCGTTATCCACCACTCAGGTAAGGACCAGGCTAAAGGGCTGCGGGGACATTCATCGCTGCTCGGGGCCGTGGATACCGAGCTGGAGCTGCTGCGCTTTGACGATCAGCCGCGGGGTGTGGTCACCATCAGTAAGCAAAAGGACGGCGAGGACGGGGTGCGCTACGGCTTTGAGATGGTCGAGATCGACATCGATGAGGGGTCAGCCGCGACGCTGTCGCTTGATGAGCCGCGCAAGTCTCTGGCCGTCAATCCATCGGATGAAGCGGCGCAGCGGACGGCGATTGAGGCGAAGTATGTAGGACTAAATCGCTCAGGCAAGGGCAAGAAGCAGGTGCTGGCGGTGGACGCGCTAAGGGCTTTAATTAATAAGAAAGGCACACATTGGAAGGTGTCGGCGGGCACCAGGAAGTGCGCGAAGGTGGAGGATTGGAGGGCGGAATTTGCTCAAAAAATGGGCAATGACGAGGCCGGATCTGCAGCGTTTAGGGCTGCATGGAAGCGCGTAAGGAGCGATTCTGGGCGGCCAGAGAACGTGAGAATTGAAGGCGATTGGGCCTGGATTGAGGAGTGGGAAGAGCGTGACGAATGGTCAAATCGTGTGACGAATCGTGACGATTCGTCACAGCCGGAAAGTACGTGAAAGAGCGTGACGAATCGTAGCAAGGGTATATCTTGCTACGATTCGTAACGTCACGGACCGTGACGAATGGTCACAGTTAGCAGACACTAACAAGGAAGAAGATGGCAACCAAAAAAACAGCAAAGATTCGAGGTCAGTTACCCAGCCCGCAACCGCTCGCGTTTCCAGAATCGGAGTTCTCGCGTTTCTGGAAATCCAAGCTGGTGGAGCTGGAGTCGGCAAAGCGTGAGCACGAGGAGCGGTGGGGTGTCGGCAGATTAATTAATTTGGTTGATGTAGAGTTTCGTATCAAAGTGTGGACGCAGGTGGAGCGGGTCTGGGCTGCGCAGGAATCGCAGAACAT